CGGCACCGGCATCACACAACACACGGGCTACTCAGGGGGCTTTATCGATGTCAACATCGACATCAAAGCCGACAACGCCCTCGCCAGCCACGCCAGGTTGGCGAAGAACCCCATCTCCGTGCACCAAGCGATGCGCCTTTGCCATGACGAGCAAGGCGCGACCATTCTGACTGAGTACCATCGTCAGAAAACGGACATCAAATGCCATGTTATGTACCCAGCATGCGCTATCATGAAGTCCTATGTCGCCACAGATGTGCCGGAAAGGTTTGACGCAGCTAAACCATCTCTCTCCCCGTTCATGGATCCTATCATGGACGGTGCCTACGTCCCTAGGTCCTGCAAAGAGAATGACCAAGCCGCTGTCAATGGCCGCGTCCTAGATGTGAGGAAACCGGATATGAAGATGACACCCATCATGCAACGCTGCATGTTGGAGTTCGCCAAGCTCATCTACCCAGACAACATCGCCGGCACCTTACACCCAGTAGACCCTGACACTGTGTGGGCCAACCAAGCAAGGCCCACGCAGCGCAGCATACTCGCCGACGCCTCCAACAGCTTCGCATTCCCCGACGGGGTGCAATGCTTCATGAAGGCCGAATCGGGTAATTCGTGTCCCCGCATCATATCCACCATCCCACCCGACCTCAAACTCAACCTGTCCCAGTACGTCTATGCCCAGGCTGCCCATCTCAAGCAATTTGATTGGTACGCCTTTGGCAAAACGCCGGAACGGGTTGCCGAGTTGGTAGCAAACCTTTGCCGCTCGGCCAATGCTGTTTTCCAGACCGACTACAGCAGGTTGGATGGCAGGATGAACAACCTCATGGCAGTCCTTTGCCGGATTGTCATGATGCGGGGTTTCTCAAGTGAGCATCTCACGGAGCTTTCTGAATTGTTGTCAAGAACCTACAACAACAAAGCTCGCACCAGGCATGGTGTCAAGTTTGATACAGCTAGCTCAGTATCATCCGGCAAACCCAATACGTCAAGTGACAACACACTCGTCACGGCGTATATGTCCTACTTCAAGGCCCGCACTGAGCGGACTGAGGATGGCAGGTTCCGGACCCCCCAGGAAGCTTGGGCCACCCTGGGGATATATGGCGGCG